CAGAGCATCGAATCTATCTTGTGTTGCAACTGACGCATAGTCAGAGACCACTGGGTGACGAATTCCAGGGATTGCGAGGAGCTGAATGTCTAGGTTCGTTGTGTTCCTCATGATGTCGATCGCCTTGGTGTAAGCCTTGACGTTCGGGCCATTATTGAGCAATCTTCCGCTAGTGAAAACCATGTCGTCGCTGACTGCAGTATTTGTTAGCTTGGCCTCGTCTTCATTGAAGATGTTAACACCATCAAAACCACCCTGCATTAAGAATGTAAACTTGGCATAAGTTCTGTTTACAGTCTCTTTGAGGTCCTTAACCTGGAATGCTCTAGTTCCACTGTTTGTGTCGCCAATCACACCATCTCTAACGTAGACTGCATCCTTCCACTTTGTCACATCCGCTGTAGCACTCTCTCCGGATCCGGTGACAACCTGAATGTGCTCAAGGCTGAAAAGATTGTTGCAGAATCTATCTGAGTCAATGATGCCATTTGCAGCCGTGTCGGCAGCTCCTGCATTGCCTCCAACTGCAAACTTCTGCACTGTTGTAGAAAATCCTGGGAAGTATTTGGCAAAGCTATTCATGGAGCTGTTCTTTAGAACAGAACCATTTGGAGTTGACACGTTCTCAACGTGCTCAAATTGAGCTCCCCAATAGTATTTGTTGTTTGGAGACTCAGACAGACCACCGATCACATCATCGGTGACCTTAATTCTCATGGGAAGAGGTGGAACCTTTGACTTCTGGAGCGTGTCAGCGCTAACACATCCACCATTTAGGTAGTTGGGTGTAGCAACATTGATTGAATTGAATATTGCGGACCCGGATGTCACTAAGTGATCAATTCCTCTGAATCCCATCGGAAGAGCCGATGGATCAACAAATCCATTAGCAACATCTGGGTGAACTTCAACTCTAACGTAGTAGGACTTGTTCGAGTAGTTTCCGTCTATGACTATCTTTTGCTCTTCTTCGTCGCGGTCGAAGTCATAGTACGGATTGAGGTCACCAACAATTTTTCCGATGTACCTGTTAGAGAACGGATTTAAGTCAACAGTGAACACCTCACCGTTGTTCATTAGGCTGACAGTAGAATCTCTGTCAGACCACTTTCTGATCTTGATTGTAAATGACCCATACTTGTTAGATGGATCTGACGACGGAGTAATATTTTCAACAGATATTTTGTAGAGGTCGGAAACATTTGCGCCCGCGTCGAGAGCGTGGAATCTAAAGAGATTAGCAGGCTTTCCACCGAACTTTTGTGAAACAACCCAGGGAGACTTTGCGTGGCTAAATCTGTCTTCAAAATTCTCAAAGTTCGGAACCGTCGTTGTTCCCGTGTTTCTTGCCTGCGAAGAAGTGAGAATAAATGCTCCGGTTTCAACTCCAGATTTTCCGTACACTGCAGAACCAACTGCTGAACCATATGCTGAATTGAGAAGACCAGAACCAGTGAGAGTGGCAAGAGACGAATGAACATCCCAATGAGCGTAGAGGTAGTGGCCGGTCTCTTGTAATTTATATGGGTCCTTATTCAAAATATTTGCAAAGTAAGAATCTGATGAAACGTCAAAAGACGCAGTCACATAGTTCGGATACTTTGGATCAGTTCCTTTTAGACCATTAAGCAAGAGAACGAACTCTTGCTTGAGGACTGAATTGTCGTTCAAAACAACGGTTCCAAAAGTAGACCCGCTGACGCCAGGAAGAGCAGTTGTAGAACCCAACTGAGTAGACGAAGGAGCCGAGCTGTCCTGACCAGCAAGAGATGAAGACAGGGTCAACAAAACGCCAGAGGCAGCCATAAGAACTCCTCTGATAATTGGAACAGACGTGCCATTCGACTGAATATCTGCGTCCGAAAAGAACGTAGACCCGGCAGACTCAGACATGAAACAACCTAAGAAGTAAGTTCTTCCAGGCTCTCCGCCCAAATTTGCGTATGGATTAGGAGCAATCTGCCCCTCAGAGCCACTGGGCTGCTCTTCGCCGACAACAAAACCAGCATTTGTTACTGATCCAGGATATACTCCCGCTGCATCCTGCCTCGACAGGCCGTCACCTACACCCAAAACTCTGAGATAAGTGACTGCCTGAGCATTTCTAAGCCACTCGTAAACAGCAATAGGACCAAAGTACTTGCTGCTGACTTGTCCAAATTTTTCTTCAAAATCTGACCTGTTACCCATGGTGACTGGCACGAATGCCGGTCCCTTAGGTGCAGTTCCAATCACGCCAGCGGGAGTACCCACTGGCTGAAAAGAAACTTTTCCTGAGATGTCTATCTCGTTAGCTGTTACTCCTGCTGCGCCTAATTTTAGCTGTGCCATTTATGACTCCCGATCTACATGCTAACTATTCTGTTACTTTCAAATTTCTCAAACGAACTGCACACCAGCGTTGGTTACAATGAAGTCGATCGCAATATATTCAATCGCCCTTGTTGGAACCACAACGATTCGACCATTCAATTTGTTGAGATCGATGTCGTCCTGAGTGTTGTTCGTCTCGTTCATCACAACTTGGAAACCTTCAACACCCGCCTGCGTCTGAATGAGTGAGAGCTGGAACACAGCCTCTGATACGAATCTATTTCGAACTGCCGGTGTGTTCTGCTCAAACACGATCTTTTGAGCAATTCCAATGATAATTCTCTTCACTTCAAGAAGCAATCTTCTGACATTGACTCTATCTAGAGCCGACTTGCTGATCTGAAGCGTCTTTTGTCCATAGATCACATACCCAAGACGTGGGAATGTTGCAATTGGATTAATTCTTGAATCATACAGCTTGTCTCTGTCGCCCACATTTAGTCTGACTCCCACATTTGTAACAAAGTCGAGAGCTGCTCTATTGAATCCGGCAGGTGCAAACCAAGGATATGAGACTCTATCGTTAAATCCTAGAGCTCCAAGGGCAGCAACTGAAGCCGGAACTTTTACTCTTCTCGCGTTTGTTGTGTCATCAACATAAACGTCAGGGAAGTAAGTTGTGGCGTAATTGTTGTCTATTGTTCTTGCATCAAAGGCATTAACAGTCTCTTTAATGTTGGGCTTACTCGTGGAGTCATCATACATTCTGTCTCCACTGTCATCATATGCAGGAATATCCATCAAGTGAAGTGCCAGACCGTAATCTCTAACTCGCTTAGAGGTCTGATCCATAATGTATGGCTCACGAACACCAGGCAATGTAAGAATATTGACACCTGCTGCATATGGGTCAGTCATAATCTTGACTGCAGCCATGTAAGAAGCAACGCCGTTATTGTCGGTTCCAACTCCCGATGGATTTGAAGTGAATCCGTCCGGAATAAACGTCGAAGATGCTCCTCCTGGATAATCAAAAGAAACCGACTTGTCATTCATTCTTCTAGCGTCTTTATTCAGCATGTTGACGCCATCAAATCCTCCATACATGAATGTTGTAAACTTCGTATATGGTGAGAATCTGTTGAATGAAGAGGGTGTGCTCTGTGCCAAAAGTGTAGCAAAAGTTACTCTTGAATTTGTGCCATCAGACACTTTGTAAGTTGTTGCATCAGGAGCACCATTTCTAATATATGCTGCTTCTTTCATGTGCAATGACGTAGAGCCTGTAACGTCTGTCACTGATGTGTTCGAGAATGCCACTCTAGCTAGAGTGAATTTGTTGTTATTGAACAAATCGGCAGCAGACCCTGTGTGAAGTGCGTCAAGTTTTTCAATTCCCATAAATGAAGTCATTGAGCCAAGAAGTGAATTCTTTTCATTGACCACATTTGAATTTAAAACTTCGTCATCTTTGCTTGACGCATTTCTCTCAAATTTGACACCCCAATACAAAGTCGACAGCGTAACTTCTTTTGGTCCAGGATCTCCTGGGAACGAAGAACCGGCTGACTTCACTTCTCCGCGAGTAACCTTGTATCTAAATGGAATTGGAGGCAAAACTGACCCAGTAAGCTCTGGTACGAGTGTGAGTACACCACCCAATCTACTAGATCCTGCACTAAGAACATCTGAAGTTGAAAGATTATCATTTGTCTTGAGAACAGAAGGCCCTCTAAATCCAAAGGGAAGTGAATTTACAGGTACTAACTTTCTTTCTACTGCATCAGACATAACAACTCTGACGTACTTTGAAAGATTGGGATAAGTTCCTGTCGCAACAATTCTTCTCTCGCGAGGATCGGATGCATCAAAGTGGAAAAATACCTTTCTATCTCCCACAAGCTTTCCGATGTAATTGGAAGAATCTGGATCAAGATTGCAGTTGTTGAACTGTTCAATAATTTCAGGATTTACGTCAGTGTCTCCCCAGTTCCTAATTTGCAGATTGAAAGATCCGTACTTGTTTGAATCGTCCGGGGAAGCCTTTACGTTTGATATTGAAATTTTGTAGAGCTTGTTGGCGTGAGCGCCATCATCTATAGATTCAACTCTAAAAAGATCGTACTCGGTTGTACCAAAGGGCTGTGAAATAAACCAAGTAGTCGATGGAGACTTATATCGAGTATTGTAAGACCCAAACGTCTCTCTGAACTCCATTGATGGATCTCCAGAGGCCGCACTAGTGTTGCTAGATCCAGAAAGAACAGCAACATAATTTCCAGAATCAACTAGAGCAACCTGAGCGTCAACTGCAAAGTCGGCAGCTAAATAGTGCTGAGACTCATAGAATTTGTCAGGGTCTGTATTTAAAACCTTAGCAAAGTAATCATCAGAAGTTGGATCAAAAGATGCAGTCAAAATCTTAATACCGGGAATCCCGTCGTCGCTCGAAAAGCTAGTTCCAAGAGATGAAGATATAACAATCTTAAATCTAGGCTTGCTGTTGACGTCTTGAACTTCAGCTTCATCATCAAGAGAATTTACGGATGCTGCCGTAGTGTCTTCTGTTCCGTCTAGAATCATTACTCTGGACTTGTCTGTGGTCATAACAAGACCGCGGACCAAGTTGACATTTGATCCATTGAAAGTTGCGTTATCACTAAAAATTGGCATACCGTAAGCTTCATTAGTCTGAACAGTATGCTGAGCGGTTATAAATTGAACCGTCCCATTGTGTCTTACTCCGTCGCCCGCTGAATTTCCTGGAAGAGAAAAGCCAGCATTTTTGACTATCCCTTTGTCGGTTGTGTCACCAATGTCATCAACAGAAGAGTTGGCGCCGGCGCCGAGCACTCTCATGTAAGTGAGTGAAGACCTGTTTTTTAGAAATTCATTTGCCGCATATGGACCAAAATACTTTGGATCCAAATTTCCAAATACTTCAATAAACTCATTGAAGTTTGCTACAGTTACAGGGACAAATGCTGGACCTTTGTTCGTGGGTCCCACTACACCTGCAGGAGTTCCAACAGGCCCTCCCGTCGAGGGTACAGACAAGTCAATTTCTCTCTCGTAAAAATTTGGTGATCTAAAAACTTGCTCAGCCATTACGGTTCTCCTTAAAGATCAGGACCTTTGCTTAGAGCATAAGTATTCTTCTTCAGTACAGAATATTAAATGAATTGAACTTAGTCGATGGGGACAAGCTGAAGAGCGTCAAGATCGGCTGCAGAATACACTGTCTCTCCAGTAGATGCATTTTCATTCACAATTTTTGCATACACGAATTGTCCGCCGCCAACGTCAACTTTTCTATATTTTTGAGCCGACAATCCTCTCGGTAACGAAGAAAGAGCGGGATCGTTGTCATCTACAACATCTATTGAATTTGTCGGCTGAATAACGTTATTTTTCCACCCAGGGCGGCGCTGATCATCTCTTGCATTTGGTTGATTATCAAGAGGAAGCGTTGGGTCGTCGCTTCCTAAAATCAAAGAATTATTGACTTCATTTTTGTTATTTTGATTGTCAGTAGCTGCTCTAGTTGTACCAATTTGAAAATCAATAATAGGAGAAGAAACATACCTCTTGACTGGTATGGGTACACCAGGAGCCGATGATGCCCAAATATAAGCAGGCACTTTGACTGTAAATTTAATTTTTATGAAACGCTCAGCCGTTGACATGTCGTCAAAATTGGTCTCAGTTTCAAATCTTCCTTCTTCAACAGTTGCAACAAACCAATAACCTTTTTGCGTTGTAATCTTCCACGATTGTGCCTGTGGAAGATAGCTTGAAGTTATTTTTTCTATAATTTGATTCATGTGCTGCATGTACTGCGCCCACACATTGATCTCATAAGTTGCTGTATAAAATTGCGGAGAAGGAACAACTATAGTCTCAAATATGTTATTTTTTCTTGTTGACTGCAAGAGCCCACCGCGTCTCACAAAGTTATTGTTAGAAAGATCTCCTACTTTTCTGTCGACTGTTACGCTGTTTACATCTTGAAGAACAGTATTTGTAGAAATAGCAGCAGTATTCTGGTTTGTGATCATCAATTTATTGATTAGATTTTGATAATCTCTGTCACTAGAATCTAGTCGTCTTCTAACAACTATTTCTCCGGTTTGTTGATTTATACCTCTTCCAGCAATATCTTCGGAATTTGATTGAGCAATCTGAGACCGCATTATTGTGATTAGAGGTAAAATAAGCGTATTATTTCTGTCTCTAATTGGTTTGCCTTTTTTCAAAAGGGCCCATTTTTCTCCTGCGGCAAATATAACTGGTACTTTTTTGTCTCCTGTAGCGTCCGATCCAGAAACTGAAGCTTGAATTTCTTTGTCAAATAATTCGAACAAGGCGACGTCTACGTCCTCAATTCCGCAAGAAGGAATATAGAGATCGCTTCTAGGTCCCTCGTAACCAGACTTGACACCTGGTACGTTATAATTCATCAAATCTTTTGACGTGAACCTAGTAGTCATAGTTGTCAATCCTCATCATAAAAAGCATTTCCAGCTCCAGTAGAATCTCCCGCCTGAGAAACTTCTCTTTGACCAGACAATGGATCATCCAAGACACCATTTTTTCTAAGATCTCTCACGTCTCCATTTGGATTATTGGGGTCATTATCAATCCCTCTCTGCTGCACAAATGTGTCTTGAACAGCATCAGCATCTGTGTACTGAATATCTGTTGGGCCAATAACTTGAGCATCAAAGAGACCTTGACGGGCCTTTATACCTTGTATTCGAACGCCATCTTTGTGCTCAGGCATACCATAGATGTTACGCATGAATGACCTCTCAGTGATCTCATAAAAAATATCTGAAAAAGAAAAGAAGTCGCCAATGTTGACGCTAATTCCTTTTTCGACAAGATCCCTGTACTGTATATACACTTCTATCTTATACTGAGCATCAATACCGAATTTGTCAACTTTTGTGTCAGTTTGAAATTCATTATTTACAAGAGCGTCAATGATTATCGGATTATCAAACACTTTCTTCAAAGCTTCGTTGTAAACACCGTGAGTTTTTGTTTTGATCTCAGAAATAGGGAAATACACAATTTTCTGCCCAATAACGTCTTTAACTACCTCTTTTGTGATATCTGAGATGAAGTTTAGCTCTCGAACTCCTAAAAATAATCGGGCCATAGTCTACGCTCCTGTGTTTTCAAACATTTTATTAGTTACATCTTCGAACGAGTCGCATCCTAGGTCAACCAATTTCGCAAATACTGAATCAAATTTTTCTACATTCTTTTCAAAATAAAAATTGTACGGCAACATGTTGTTACCCTATGCTGATAGCATGTCCCTTTGGCATTGGTATGAATTTCAACTGTTTGTTAAGGTTCTCGGCAGCAAGAGCGTCATTCTCAAGAAGCTTTTGATGGGTTAAATTTGCCAAAAACTCCTTCATCTGAGTGACAAGTTTTTCTTTGTCTTCTCTCCCTTGTGAGACTAATGCCTCACCATTCAGTTGCAAGTCGGCATTTGGAATGGGAATATTTTGAAATTTTGAACGAATTAATCCAAGTAATTCTCTGCACAATGCGAGAGTATACTGTCTGATCCACTGTCTTCCAGGTTGATTAATGGACGAAAAGGGAATATTGCCTAACGGAAAGTTGTTTGGCCCAGACACTCCGTAAACAGAATCATCTTTGTAGCTGGATGGGTTATAAGGATCGTGCGGAGGCATGACCTTGATAAAAAGTTTTCCAGTCTGCAAGTCGGTAGTGGGGATAGGATATATTCGTAATTTTGATCCTAATACTTCGTAACTATAATTAGATCGCCTTACCCTGAAGGCCGACTCAAGCATTCCGCGCCTCAAAACATCTTCAAAGATGGGCAAGACGTAAAAGACGGTGGAATTGACGTAAGACTCATAGTTGAAGTTTGTGGCAAGAAAGTTCGTAATATTCGAAGCATTGAGCAAAAATGTCTGAGCAGCCAAAGGCTCAAAATGAAAAATTTCTACAATCTTTAATTTACCTTTAGAGCCCGAAGGCAAAGCATTATAGACGGAGCTACCCGACACAAGGTCTTTAAGGTCCTCATAAATGTCATAATCCTGCCGTCCATTAATTAGATCTACGTACCCAAGAGTTGCATTGTATGATCCCCCGACAAAAGCTTCAGACGCATAGGGGTCAGCCTTTCTGAGCAAAAACTCTAAAGACTGTCTCGAATATTTGTTTGTAAAATCAGCTGATCCGGTAGAAAGACCAAGAACATTCGTCATCTCAGACACTATTTTTGTTTCGTGAATAAGCCTGCTATACTCACAACAAGCCTCT